CAGCTTGATACCCGAGTCCTGGATGGTGGTGCTGCTTGCGCCGATGCCAAGAACGCCGGAGGAACTGCCAACCCCATACTTTTTCTCGTCCAACGCGGTAGCGCGCAAGCCGGAAGTTTGAGTAGCCATAGCCGCGACAACGCCAATCGTGTCACGGATCTTGACCAGCGCGGATAGCATATCGCGCGTATGGCTTAGCTCTATATCAGCATATTTCTCCAGGTTTTCAATCGAGCGACCGATCGATTCCGACTTAGCTGACTCCGCGCCTAGAACGCTGCCTGTACCTTGAGTTTCCTGGCGTTGCTTCGCGATATCGATACCACCGCCTCCTCCGCCGCCCAGAACTTTCGCACCGATCGCCAGCACTGCCGCGAGCGTGGCCGCGCCAGCGGCAAGATTGAGCGGGAATGGTAACGACGCCATCGCCTTCACCACGGCGGTAATGCCCCAGGCGCTTGCTTCGGTTCCCGCCAAGGTGACCGACGCGCCCGTAGTCGCCGCTTCACCGGAAAGCTTGGTGGCGTTGAGCGCAACGTTGGCTGCAACCTCCCCTTCCTTGAAGAATATCTTCTTCACCATCGATTCAGCTGCCATCGCCAGTTCGAATAGGCGGAATGCTTTTTCGGTAGCCTCAAGCACCTTATAGCCGGCGGTGTGCTGATGGAAGAAACCTTTTGCGGCGCCGGCCATATCACCGTAGGCACCAGCGCGGGCTTGCGCTTCCTTGCGCGAGATGACGATATTCGCAGAGGCCAGCTTCGTTGAGTCGTTCGCGTATGCCACAGCGGCAGCGGCGCGGGCGCGCTCGATGGTGGTCTGAGCTATACCGTAGTCTTGCAGGGACGCACGCAGCTTCGTGAGGGCATCACCGGCGCCGCCAAATGCATCCTTTAGAGATTCGCCGAAGGTCTTCGCTTTCGACGGATCGAGGAAATCTTCCAGGTCCTTTGCGCTGAACTTGTCCGCAATAGCGCTCTTGCCCGCACCAGAGACCTGTGCATCAGCAAGTTCGCGCAGGCTCTGGGCCTGTCGCCGGTAAGTCTCAGCAAGCCGGCCACTGAAGTCGGCGCTCTCAGCCTGTGTCGCATTCTGGTCGGCCAAGGCGGCGCGGTCGCGCAGACGCATGGCAGTCAGCTGAACAAGGCCTTCCTTGGTCAACCCGATTTGATCGTTGGCATCGCGCTGCGCAGTGACTTGATCTGCGAGTTGGCGTGCGGCGTCGTCCTGCTTTTCGACCACGCTGGCAAAGTTATCTGCGGCCAGTCGCGATGCTCGAACTTCGAGCTCGTAAAGCTGGTTTTCACCTTGAAGCTTGCGGCTAGCGCGCTGGGCGTCGAGTTCCGCGAGTTGGCCGCGTAGTGCCGCCTGATCCTTCTCGCTGTTCTGCTTTTTTGCGGTGAGCGCCAGCTCTTCTTGGACGCGGGTCTTTGCTTTATCAAACGCTGCCAGATCCATCTGGGTCACCTGAGCGATAAAGTCCTGTTCATTGACCAGGCCAACATTGTGCTTCGAAACCAGCAAATCCATGGAGCGGCGTGTAATGACGTCTTCGACATTACCACGGCGCTTGATCGCTTCGATTTGCGCGTTGATCGAATCGTTGGCGATATCGCTGAAGCTTTTCTCGACCTGAGCGACTCGCTCACGGATTTCCTGCTCGCTCTTGCCAGCGGCGGCGCCTTCCGCCTGAGCCTTGGCAATCGCGTTTTCCAGCTGTTGGCGGCGGGTAAGGAATTTTTCCCCATCCTGCGACCATTTGATCTTGGCCTGCTCCAGCGCAACGGCCTTGGCCGCGTTCTCACTGGACTCCCTGTCAGCTTGTTTCTTCTTTTGCAGGCCATCCAGCTCCTGCTGTAAGGCAGCTTTGCGCACGTCGGATTCGGCGCGATTTTCCCTGCTGCTGCCAACGAACGACATCTGCTCCAGCTTAATGTTATTGATTTTCTTCTTAACCGCTTCGATCTTCTGGTCGAGCGTGTCTTCCCTGCCAATATCCAGCATGGAATCCCATGCCCAGGCAGCAGCCTTCTTCACTCCGGACCAAGCTGCTTCCAACGTGCCGAGGTTCTCTTTCAGCGAGTCGCTGCGCCCATTCATTGCGGCAGAATATGCTTGTTGCGCCACCTCGCCGGCAGCATCAATTTCGCCCTTCCGCTCCAGCGCGCGGATCTGATCATAGACCGACGCGGTCAGATAGTTGTAGCGCTCGTTGAGGCGTAGGCTTGCCTCTACGGGTGACTTGCCCAGATCCGCAAAATTCTTGACTGTATCGGCGACGGCAATGCCGATCGACTTTTCTGACTTGATTGCCGTGGTGGCGAAGGCTTGCAGGTTCTCGCGGCCAACACGGCCGGTGTCGACCAATGCGGCCAGCGCTGCTGCGCCAGCGGCTTGGGTATCGCCACCTTTTCGGATCTCGCGCGCCATGCCTGCCAATTGGTCTTTGCTGACCCCGGCGGCGTTGCCTGACATCGTGATAGCGCGAGTGTAAGCGTCCGCCTCCTTGCTACCTTGATAGTATGCGAGGGCGACGGCCGCCGCAGCTGCGGCGAGGAGCGTGTACGGATTGATCAGACTGAGGATGTACCCGCCCAGCGCACGGGCAGCGGCACCGCTGCTGCCGAACATATCTCGCAGCTGGCCGCCCTGTTGAAGAAAAACAGTAAAGGGATTTTGACCAGCCTGCAAGCTGACCACGATGTCAGTGAATTGCGCTGGCACCTGGCGCAGCACCGCAGCCGTCTGGGCGGCGGACATACCCAGATTGTTGAGCTGGGTCGCCCCCTGTCCCATTTGGTTGAGGGACTGGCGCGCCTGATCCCGAAGGCGGTTGAATTCCTGAATCGCCTGGTTGGCCTCAGCAGTGATGACGACGCGGGTTTCAGCCATTTTTCTTCTCGCTCCAGGCGCTCAGCATTGCTCGTTCCATCACTTGTATTTTCGAAAACACATCACGCTGACGCTTAGGCTTTATGCCATGGACGCGAAGCACGATTTCGACCCCTTGGTACGACAGGCCGGTTGGGCCGGCCATGCCAATGTTCCACTGAGTTCGGCACGCTTGAAACAACCCCCACAGCTCTTCATTCTCTGGCCAGAGATAGACCTCGGGAGGTGCGATCTCTGACTCTTCCCAGACCGGGATGAGTCCGAGCGCAGCGGCGGACTCCTCGATCGCGCTCACCCGGCTGCACTCTTCGTCCTCCGAATAGAAGAGTCCGAGGGCAGATAGCCGGGCGAGGCTCTCTAGTTTTTTGCTGCGGCGCCCTGCTGCGTGTAGTAGCTGTTAAACAGAACGGTCGCCAGGTGCGGGATGTCCAACATCGCTTCGAATGCCTCATCCGAGAACTCGGCAGGTTTATCGTCCGACTCCAGCACCAGGCGCTGGCCGCGCCAGTTCGTGGTGACGCTCCGCATGATTTCCTTGGTCGTTTCGCCGTTATCCAGGCGTTGCTTCAGATCGTCGGCACCCATACGGGTGCAGATCAGATCAAACTTGTACTGATTATTGCGGCCGCCCTCATCTTTCAGCGTGGTCGCGATGTTGACGATGGTGGTGTTGCTCACGACAACTTTATATTTGCTCATTGGTTTCTTTCTGGGTATGGAGGTTTGCAGGGTTAGAAGCTAGTAACGAGGCGAACCTCATCGTTACCGTTTTTCGGGTTCACGTTCAGCTTGTAGCCGAGCATGCGCATGCCGTTCTTTTCTTCCTTGGTCGGCTCGACGCGCTGCACCGAAGGCAGGAACACCAGAGTCTTGTCGCCCTGGACGGTGCCGTGCTGCAGGCCGATGGTCGTAAGCTCAGTCGCCTTCACACCGTTCAGGAATGCGATTTCCTGCGCAGCAGTCAGGTCCAGCTTGATAGCGCCCGTGACCTTGCGCTCAGTGATCGGTACGGTCTCGCCGCCCAGCAGCGCGTTGAATGGCGTGGCGATGCCGAAGTCCAGCGTCAGGCCTTCGCTTGGGTACGGCACGCCGCCGGTCAGCGCCGGTACGCCGGTGGCGGTGTGCGTGGCGCCGAACGTCAGGTCGCCGGAGACTGCGTCCATGACCACCTGCGGAATGCGCCATTCTTCGAGATCGGTGGTTGGCAGCGCCTGCACCACGTCGCCGCCATCCTTGCCGACGAACTTGAACGTCAGCGTAGGCTTCTCGCCCACGCTCATCTTGACGCTCGCGGTCCCACGCGCACCGACCAGCTTGTGCAGTACGCCGTCGTCAAAGTAGTAGATGGTCAGAGATTCATACCCCGTCGAAATCGGCGTGTAGTCCACCCGCGTGTCGACGGTGACGACTTCGGCGAAGCCGCACGCGCGGATCAGCGGCCCCCACAGCGGTGCGACGCCGCGCTCGCCAGAGCCGACCAGCTCGATATCGAAGCCCACTTCCTTATAATTGGTGCCAACCAGCTGCTCGGAATTGCCCAGATACGCGCGGATGATGTTGCGGTCCACATTCTGGGCATTCAGTGGGTTGACCGACTGGTTGCTGACCAGCAGCGCGTTGGCGGCGCCGGATGGCAGAGCGTCCTGCGCATAGACAGTTTCGAGCTTAGCCAAAATGGCGGCGTTACGGATAATGCGGCTCATCGCTTACTCCTGGGTTGGTTGATCGGCGGAGGGCGTAACCTTTTCCACCAGCGCGCCCGTTTCCAGGTCGCGCACGAAACTGCCGCCGCGCACCGGCTCGGCGGGCTTAACTGCGGGCTTTACATCGGCCAGCACCTCTTTGGATGCCGCGACTACTGCGGGGGTCGATTTGCTCATTGCGTCAAAGTCCTTCCTTTTGTTGTGTGCGAAACGACAAACTTCGCGGTGATGCATGCCAGCTTTTCGTCCAGCACGTCCAGATCCCAGGACAGCGTGTCATCGGGGTATGGCTCGACCGCAGTGGCCAAGTTACCGAGCGTCGGCGATGCCGCCATCGCGGCAAACACCGCCTCGACAATCGCGTCAGATGCTTCGTCTGGCTCGCCGTTGGTCATGCGGCCATACGACTCGATCTGCACCAGTGTCATCCAGCCAGTCGGTCCGCCCTTCACCGACGACAGACTGGACATGCTTCGCCCGAGGCGTACCACCACCGCGTGTGGCGTCTCAGCGCTGATTGAGCGCACGCGCGACGTGTACACCTTGCCGTCGGCCACGTCAGCGGCCAGCAGTACGGAGGAAACCGCTTTCAAGATCAATCGGTGAGCGGTAGTCATCGCTTCTCCAGGATGACCGTGCTCAGGCCGGCGATCTTCGTGAAATCCGGGTGGCGGTCAGCAACTACCCAATCGACGCCATTTACCGTGATCTGCATGTCGAGAAAATCGGCCGGCACATCTGCATCAGCAATCACCAGCTGCGGCGCCGACGCGCCCATGCCGACCACGCCAACCGCGCCCACCTTGTACTCGGCGTCGAAGATAACGGGCACATCCACGGCATCGCCAATCACTGCCAGCGCGTTCGCCAGCTTCTTCATGGCGGCCTGGTTGACCCGAGCTTCGAGGGCGTCGAACATGGTTAAGCGTTGATCTTGATGTTGACGGTGGTCACGCCGTTGCCGGCCGCAGTAAATGCGTAGCCCGCTTTGGCATTGCCACTGGCGGTCGTGGTCAGGCGGCTGTTGGCAGCATCCCAATACAGGTCAACGCCCAGCGCCACAACGTCGGTTGCCAGCTTCGCGACTTGCCAGACGCCGGTGACAGAGACAACGCCAGTAGCGTTTGCCGCGATGTCGCCCAGGACAATGCCGATGCGGGCGCCGATCAGTACGACTGCGCCACCAGCGACCGCCGTACCGCCAGCGGTGTAGTTCAGTTCGTCGCCTTCTTGAACGTAGTTCTTTGCCATGAATGGCTCCTATGAGGGTTATGGCGGCGCACAGGCGCGCGCCGCCTTGATGCGATACTTACGCGCCTGGGTTGGAGACCATCGTCCGGAAGTCCAGCGGTGCTACGCCGGCATCCATGCGCACTTTGAATTCGACGCCATCGACGTTCCAGCCGGTTTTCTGCTCCAGCGTCGGCGCTTCCACGCCATCCAGGTAGCTCACCTCGACGGTGTCGGTGACGCCGGAGTTGGCGGTGCCGTACCAGCCGGTGGACGAAACAGCGTCCAGGCGTGCGTCGGAGATGACTTCAAACGTGCCGCGCACGAAGTTCGGTGTGGTGTTGTTCTTGGTTGCGGCGCCCACTTCGTATTCGCTGTCGCGCACCACACTGGCGGTGCCTTCCAGAGCCAGTGGTACCAGCAGCTGCGCGAGGCGGATGTTCAGCACCGCGTTGCCGTCGGTCTGTTTGCCCATCAGGACGCGCATTGCATCTACCGAGCCGGTGCTGATGCCCGAACCGGTCATCAGGTTTTTGTGGGTGGCATGGAACAGCGCAACGTTGTCGCGCATAACTTGGTTGCTGGTCAGGATGGCGTAGACCAGGTCGCCGATGGTACGAATTGCTGCGCGGCCCATGCGGCGGGGAATTTTCGAGAAGGCGTCCAGGTCATCGTTGATGATGGTCTGCCGGGTGATGGAGAACAGCTTGCCGTACGTGGCCAGCTGCACGGTTTCACCCCGCTCGCCAATCGTCGCGTAGCTGTACTCGCCGCCATCCTGGACCTTGCCCAGCGTAGGGAACGAGTTCAGATCGACACGCTTTCCGGGCTTGAAGTCACCCAGCACGCCCTTGGAGGTCCATTTTTGGAAGGTTTCATCAGCTTCTTCGTAGCCTTTCAGCATGGCCTTGTCGGCGACATTCTGCAGCAGCAGCGGGAAGTCGCTGCCGGTATGGGTAAATGCCGCCGCGACCAGCGCCATTTTGTCCATGCCGCGCGCGTTGACACCGGCGTGCGCCAGGCACTCGCGCGCCAGATCCATCAGGCCAAAACTGCGGAAGTTGTTGGCGGTGTCATCCTTGCCGAGCTTGGCCTTAGCCAGCAGTGCCGCTTCGGCGCCAGCGCGGAATTTGTCGCGCGAGTCTTCCAGGGTGATGATGCGGCCCGCTGCGACGGGTGTGGAATCCTTGCCCAGCTGCGCGACGATCTTGGCGTTGGCATGATCGACGGTGCAGGTCTGGTCTTCCAGGCAGGCCGCCAAAATCGGTGCCATGCCTTCATGGCTCGAAAACTTGGCGAATGCCGCACTGATATCGGTGCGACGCGTCTTGTCCGCCGCCAGCGCGGCAGCAACGGCGGTATCGCGTGCTGCGGCCAGAACGGCATCATCGGCTGGAGCAGCTGCTGCCGCTGGAGCTGGGGTTGGCATGGTCGTTTTCTCCTTTGGAGGGGTAGGTAAAATTGCTACGGGTGGCGCGGTCGGAGTCGTGCCATTGGGGAACGAGGCGTAACGCGCCTGAATGGAATGCTTGATGTGAGCCGATGCGGCGGCGGGCAAGCTGGCAACGATCTGGTCGATGAACTTCGCCTCCAGCGCCTCCTCCGCCGTGTACCAGTGATCTTTGCCGTCTTGCAGCAGCGCCAGGGCGCCGGCTTTATCCTGCGAGCGCGAAGCGTAGCTGGTGGCCATGGCATCCGAATAGGTGTCGAGCATGTCGGCACGCTCACGCAGGGTGACGGCGTTGCCCGACACCCATTGCATCCAGGGTGCGTGGATCATCAGCAACGCGTTTTCAGCCATTTCAATCGTGTCGCCGGACATGGCGATGAGACTGGCAACAGACGCTGCGATCGCGTCCACAACCGTGGTGACTTGCGCCTTGTGGCGTTTAAGGGCATTGAAGATCGCGATGCCGTCGGTGACGGAGCCGCCGAAGCTATTGATCCGCACCGTGATTGCATCAACGTCGAGCGCAGCAATTTCGCGAACAAAGTCTTTTGCAGCGATCGTGTCGTCGTACCAGCTCTCACCGATATCGCCGTAGATCAGGATCTCGGCGTTCGACGCGGCCTGAACCGCGCCGGCGACCGTTTTAGCCGAGGCGCGGATCGTGTACCACTTTGCAGGTTCGTTCGTTTGTGCGGTAGGTGCAGGCATGTGCGTTCCTTATTGGATACGCACAGTTTCGGCTTTGGGGAGTCTCTTTTCTACGTAAAAGGGAGACTCCCCAACACATTAAGTGGGCTCGTGCGTGGCTTCGAACGCGGCCACCGAAATGCCGTAAACATCGCCGTCGACGCCGGTGATTACCATGTCCCCTGGGTTGGCGGTTCGATTCCCGGTGGGTGTCAACATGATGAACGCGGGCCGGTCAGGGTCTACGGATTTTTCCCGCAAAACCTGGCAGCCGCCGTAGACGAATTCCGCTTTCTTCCCGCCTAGGGCTAGCAGCTCGGAATAGGTGATAGCTTCGACTTCGATGGGTTTCTTGCGATAGGTGGTCATGCTATTTCTCTCCTTGTTTGATCGGGTTACGGGACAGGGTGCCAGGCCAAGCCATCCACGCTCAGCAGTCCAACCTCTGATCCGGCATCAGCTGGATCGCCGGCGTTGGTCACTTTGATGAAGCATGTACCGTCATTCAGGAAGCGCCAGACACCCAAATCCCTAAAGTGCCACTCACCAAATTTGTGGTCGATGTAGAAGCTGGTCGTGCCGTCTGCATGCTGAATATCGATCTTGCACTTACGCATGGCGTTGATTGCGCCAGGAGCGTTCAACAAAATGCGGTAACGGCCTGTAGCTGCGAACGCGGGATGAAACTGAACGTAACGGCCGCCTTTATTGCCGTTCGCCTCGTTCCAAAGGCCAACATCATAGAACTCTGGCGGCCAGATCTGTGCAGCGCCGTTGTTCCACCCAGCTATAGCAGATGTGGTGACCTTGCCGAACGCATTGGTGGCACCAGAATTCGGAGCGCCATTGATCAGCGTGAGCACGCGTGCCGGATTCACCAAGTATGGTCGCGCCACCGCTTGAATGTCGGCCGGACTGATGTCGTGCAGCCGGACCTTCCCTTTGATCGCCATCACCATCGCAGCAGCTGCGGCCTCGCCAAGCGAGCCGAACGTAACCTCCATTCGGGCCGAGCCGAACAGCGTGTGCGACACACTAATGCCGTTGCAGAAGTTGGTGTAATTTCCGCATTCGTTCGCCTTCGGGAGCATGCAGCGGTATTCCATGCCGTAGTACCCGACAGGCACATTGACCGAAGACAGCCCCCCTTCGGATCGTACGATGCCCCCCACATTTCTGCGGCTGCACAAATGCGAATCCATCGCGTAATTGGCGTTCACCACTGGGAAAGCCGGCACCACCGCCTTGTTGTAGTTGGCTTCGGTCATCGCATAGTCGCCAATCATTCTGGCCGATTCGCGCACGTACAATTCAGGAGACAGCCCCGCCGTGCCGTCATCCACAAACTCATCAGCGCAGAATCCCCAGCTCGCAAGGGCAGTTTTTAATGCGGCCGGCACGCGGGAATCTTCCCGCAGGAATTTGAACAGGCCCAGCGTGTAGTTAGTGTGGTTGGTGACGATCTGGTCCTGCGCTGCGTAATCGGTAGTGACATAGCCGAAATTGCCGCCAGCGAAGTCAGTGGAGTACGAGCCGTTGCTGTTCCAGTCTTCCTTTGCAGCTCCACCCAGGCCGATCGGCGATCGGAAGAACATCTTGTCCAGCGAATCGTAGGCGACCGGATTGGCTGCCATTGACCGGCCTAACACCTCATAAAGCAAAGGATTGTAGATCGCCGGCTCCGGCACGGGCCGACGATTCGATGCATCGTTGGTCATCACCAACCGATAGCAGAATGCTTGCAATCGATTATCTGCGGTGCCTGGCGCCTCCAGTGCAACCGGATCGATATACGGCAGCAGGCCGGACGCGGCGTTGCCGGCGATGACATACGGGCTTGGATTGCCAGTATGAGCAAAAGCTGGTTGCACGCCGTTATAGGTTTCGCCGTAGGTGGCGTTGGCCTCCCTGCCATACGTGTAGCTGATGCCCGCGCGGATGAGTAAGTTGGACGAGTAGCTGCCTTCGCCGAACATCCGGCCAAACACGCGCTTCGTGCGCGTCGCATCGAGGCGATGCACAAGGTCCAGATAGCGGATGTCGCCGGCCTGCTTGTTCACGTTGGTGACGCGGTAGTTGTTCAGCAGGGGCACTTGGTATTCGTTCAACATGTCCCGCAGCACGGCCAGCGCCACCTTCGGCTCGACTGCAAAAGGGCTGATCGCATCCATGCCGAACTGACCGAGGCTGATTCCGTAGACGGCCGAGCAGCGGCGGAAAAATTCGATCGTCATCACGTTCATGCAGGTGCGCGGATTGAATCCGCGATAATCCACGCGGGCCAGCCCGCCGGTCATCATCCCACCGATCCGGCCGTTTTCTGAGATTAACAGAACGGAGACGCCGAACGAAGCAGCCGTGCACGCAGCCATAATGCCTGCGAAGGTCGCGCCATAAATTACGACATCGGCACGCAGATCTCTGCCCGACGTGCGATCTGCTGACCGCGCCGCCGCCGCGCCGCGCGGAATGCCCGCTTTGTCGATCAGCTTGGAGAATTCTGGAAATGTAATCATGGCACGAGCACCCAGGGGCTATCACCCATCCATTTGTCGTCTTGCCAGGTGGTTGTTTGGCGGATCGAGCGGCCGTTGGCGTCGGGGCCATAGGTCAAGGTCGTGATCTTGCCGTCGGTATTGTAGGTCGGCGCGCTGGCGAGCGAGTTGAGATCGAAGCTGAACTTGCCTGTAGAGTCGACGACGACGTTCGAGCTGGCAGCCTGTCCATTGCTTCCGACGACTGACACCAGAGGAATTTTAAGCGTCGGGTCTTCTGGGTGCGGAACGCCGGCGGCTGAATTACCAACAACTGGGTGAACCATGGTTGATCCTTTCTTACTGGTCTTTTTGATCCTGATCGGGATTTATGGCCGCCTGAGGCTGCTTCATCACATTAGCAAAGTCGGACGAGAAGTACAGCCCCATCTTCCCGGTGGTCTGGCGATGAGCATTAATTTGCTCCAGCACATCGCGCGGGTTTGCGCCGCGCTTGCGCATGACCTCCACTTCGCTCGCGAAGCCTGCCTGCACGAGGGCGGTCCAGGCGAGCGCTTCTTTCAGTGGGTCAATCCAGGGCATGGACTGACCCACAAAAAGTGCATCGTCCATAGTGTCGGGATCCACATCCTTCGGCGCCTTGATGACGCCGGAGATGTGGGCGATCTGGACGAAGTCCTGCCACACCGGCTGCACGTACTGGCCAACAAAATCGTCGGTGAGTACCGCGTAATTAATCCACTGCTCCACCAGCTCCTGGCGCTGCGCGGAATATGTGCCGTTATAGTCGCGCGCGACGCTGGAATAACTCGCGCCAATGCCCGCAACAGCGGCGCGCAACTGCCCACTACGGAAGGTGATCAGATTCGGGTTCGGTCGGTTGGAGTCGATCATCCCGATTTCCTCGCCCGGTTTCAGACCTTGAATGATCATGCCTGGCGCCATGCCTATCTGCGGCGTGGCGCCATCTACCGAGTCCGGTAGGGAAGTTTCACCGTACATTTCAGGCGAACCACGCTTCACGTATGCCGTCAGCGATGCAGCGACCTTGGCGGCGATTCGCTCGGATTCTTCGTAGTCCTTGATATCTTCCAGCCGAGTGATTACGCTGGCGAAGATTGACACGCCCCGAACCTGGCCAATGCGGTCGACAGACGCGATGTGATGCATATTTGCGGCCGGCACTCGTTTGACGTCGTAGTTGCGCTTCGACCAGCTGAGCCCATCCGGGAACGCCTTGTAGCACCAATACCCGGTGGCGCGGCCCCAGGTGTTGCGCTCGATTCCTTGCTGCACGCCCTTGGTCTCGTCAAAGTAATCCATGGGGATCAAGTCGGGTTCGATAAGCTCCAGCGAATAAGGGACACGAGTCCCATGATCCAGCGCTGGAACTGCACCCTTGAGACGCTGGCTGAAGCATTCGCCATCGCGGAACCAAGTGTTGCAGACCAGGCGCTGAACCTTGGCCCAATGGTGCACGTGGGTGACTTCCGGATTGATGCACCAATCTCGCCAGCCCTCACGCAACGCCAGCGCATATTCTTCGTGGATCGTCCCGTCGCGGCGGCGCGGCTGCGGCTCGATGCCAATCCCGCCAGGACCAATCACATTGTTTACCATCGTGCGCAGGGCGCCACGGGCAATATCGTGGTTTTGCTCCATATTACGGGCCAGGCCGCGCAGTGCCACCGCGCCGTGCTGTACTTGAGCATCTGGCGACCGGTTATCCCGCGCGCCCTTGCGCAGGCGCGATGGCTTTGCCGCCTCGTACTGATTTAAGACGTGCCGGGCATGCAGTCGGCGAAGGCCCATGTTGGGAGCAACCGCAGAAATAAGGCGGTCAAGAAAATTGGTCTGCACTTTCGGGGTGGATGGATTCATCAGTTACCCCGGAAATTTGCGTGCGACACGCCCAAGCCGGCAAAAGTCGGGCGGCCTGCGGCTTGCGCACTTTCGGCCGATACGCGCTGTTCCCACTCCTGACGTCCGGCGCGCACCTCAGCCAGATCTTCCATCCGGAGAGTCCGGTCCCCGAAGCGCACTTCCTTTCCCTCAAGGATCGCAGCTTCTGCGGTCATGTACTTGGCGAGCATTGTGGCGGCTGGGGTCATTGTTCATTCCTAGGTATCGAGGCCCGAAGTTACCCTGTGCCGAGTCTCCTTTCTACGGAAAGATGAGACACCTGCTGCGTCATCCGCGCTGCGCAAATCCTTGTAGAACTGGCCGCGGCTAATGCCGAACTCCGCCTGTAATTCGCGGCGATTGGTCATGTCGTAACGGGCGCGAATCGCCTGGCGCCGAGCTTCCACGTCGATCGCCACCTTCTTTACATACACTGCCTGGCCGCCCCACTCCAGGCGTAGCCTTGCCTCCAGTTCGCTGGCCATGGTATCCGGCAGCGCATCCGCGCCCAGCAATGCTCTCGCCTGCTCGATCATGGCGGTCACGATGTCATATTGCTGTTCTTGCATTATCTGAATCCCCTGCTGGCCCATTCGTCCGATGCGAATGGACTGCTAGCTTGCTGTGCACGCGGTGCCGGCGCTGGCCGGGACGCTACTGGTTTTACCTCTTCCGATGCGGGCTGCTGGCTGGCTGGTGTCGAAATCACCATCGGGGCATTGAAAAGGTCACCGATTGCCGGCTGCACCTCGGATTCAAGCTGATCCCAGAACTTCGCTGGCTTCTTCGTCAGGTCCAGGTGTGTCTCCAGCCATACGAGATAGGTCGCACAATCCCATGCCTCAACACGCTTGCGCATCGCAGTCCACCGCGATTCCTTACCATGCGCGGTGGCGCGTTCGACGCGCGCCTCGCCAGCCATCTGCTTGAAATATTCGTCAGTGGCGTCTTTCGAGAAGTGCATGTAGCCCGGCCCTGGTCGCTCGATACTGAGGCGGCCGAAGATCAAATCCTTTGCGAGGTTGGTGCCAACCTGCCAGAGTTTCAGGCCGCGCTTTCGGGTCTTGCCGCGCCAGTCGATGTCGACCAGCGACACGCCGTCTTTGATGTGCTTCTCGCGGCCCGAGCGCCCACGGATGGCATAGGTCTTCTTGTCGGTGTGGGCATGCACAAAGCTGTAGACCGCCTGGGTGTTGTGGCCCTGCGAGTCGATGCAGTTGGCGTGGATTTTCAGCTTGGTGCCGGCGGCGTGTGGGAACTCCGTCTCAAACAGATATTCGGCCACGTCCTGCCACACCTGATCCTCGGCAGGGTTGCCGTAGAATATTTTGTGCTCGACCAGCCAAGTCTCACAGCCCCTGCCGTAGGCGCGCACGGTGTACTCGATCCGATTATCCTGCGTGTCGCCGGCGGCCAGCAGCAGTAGGCCGCCGCGCGGAACAGTGCCGAACGTGTGCGGCTCGGCGCGGTCCTTCAGCTGGTCTGCGTCAGTCTTTTCCATTTCCAGCGCCCAGGGCAGTCCCAGCGTGGTGTTATGGAAGGTTTTGAGTTTGGTAATGTCGCCACTCAGCGCCTTTTCGTGCGCCTCCAGAAACTCGTCGACCAGGTCGGCCCAAGTTGCAGCGGGGCTGTAGGCAGTCCAAACATGAAACGCGATATGCTGCAGCGGTGGAATGATGGCGCCGGCTGCGTTGCGGAACACGCCAGCCGCATCGATCGTAATGCTGCCGTCGGCGTTTTGCCACCGCCCCAGCTCGGCGACGGCGAGATATTCGGCTTGCGTGATCAGCACCCCGCATTCATCATTCGGGCACAGGTGCCGCACCGAAGATGAATCGCCTTCGATCCATTTGAACCCAGTGGTGTCCCCTTTTTTGCCCCACGCCAGGGCATGATATTGGCCGCATCCGGGACAAGGGATCGCATACTTGAATCGGTCGTCGGCTTGGTTGTAGCGTTCTTCGATCAAGGAGAAGCCGGAGAGCTTCGGCGTTGAACCTGTGACCATCTTGGGGAAGGTGGCGCCCTCGACCCGCTTCGCCGCCAGCTTGTCCGGCGCGCCCTCCTTCTCGATGTCGCGCAAGAAAGCGTCCAGCTCATCCAGGAAGGCTACGTCGACCGATATCCGGCGGTAGGCCCTTGCGGCCGTGCCGCCACGTGTATGCAACAGACAGCCGAGAAATTTTTTCTGCGCCAGCGTGTTGTCTTTGTGACGCGCCATATGCGCCGGCATCGCCCGATTCATCACCTTGACGTCGCGCAGCATGGTGTCCAGCTCGGTCTTGACGAACTCGTCGTTGTCGCCATCGGTGGGCTGCCACAGCACCTGGTTACGCCGCTTGTGCTCAGCGAAGTAGCCAATGGCCGCAAGCAGGATCTTGGTGTAGCCCACCCGCGCGGACTTCATGAAGTCGATGAAGCGAATGTCGTCGTTGCTGATGCACGCCATGATCGCACGCTGAAATGGCCACGGCCGCCACTCCTGCTCGACGTAAGATGATTCCTTGGAAAGGTAGAAGTGCGCGCGCGCCCACTCCTCCAGCGTCATCGGGGCAGGCACGCCGAAGGCTCCCAGCCCGCGTGTCCAGGTGGAGCCAAGCTCTTCCGACTCCCAATTCACGACTTCGTACATGCTGCTCAAGGGTCGATCTCCTCTTCAGGCAAATCATCCCCTTCGGTGCCAGTCTCTTCATCACGCAGATCGGCCAGCGACATGCCGGCGACGATGTTACGAACACGCGCAATCTCAGCGCCAATAGCGGTAATTTCTTCAGCCGGCAGCGCCGGTACGCGGCGGCGCACAGCACCAGGAATCGCGTCGAAGATACCGGCGACACGAGCGCCAGCCTTGGCCAAGATTTCTTCCAGCAGCGCCACAGGCATCAGCTGCTTTTGCGTCACCGCGTTTTGCAGCGCCACGCGGATCTTCTGCTCACGCGCCAGGCCTGCCCGCTCGGCCGCAAGGTCAAGGTCGCCACTCGCAGCACGGCCGGCGGCCTGCTCACGCAGGTGCGAGCAGTACGCGTGCAGCACCTGCAAGCCGGGCGCGCCGGTATCCAGCACTCCGCGACCGACCAAGTTGCCGACCGCCTGCTGGCTGATGCCGACCAGCGAACCGAAATCCGCCTGGGTCATTGGCTTAGTCAGGTCACGATCTGACAATACAACCCCCTTGGAATGGGCTTGTGACTAGCGCGAAGTCAGGGTTCGAATTACCCCTGGCAGCCGAGGCTCGGGAGTACCTTGGGAAAATGTTGCATCTCGACATCATTTCGCATATGCAATGTTTCTCTGATGGGATTACTTTCGTTTTTGCAACTGTTCCGGTCATCGTGCAGTCCTTTCCGCCTCGACCAGTGCCTTCGCGAACTCGTTGGCGAACTCGTTGGCCGTGGCCAGCTCAGCCACGTACTTGAAGTCGAATCGCTCTTGGTACACGGCTGATCGGACGAACAGCAGCACCGGCCGCACCGCAGTGCCGCGTGCGAAGGCGACGCGCTGGTAGATGCCGAGAGGCAGCCGATCGCCTGGGTGGCCCACGAAGTACGTGTAGCCCTGCTGACGCTTCGACCCGCGCGCCAGACGGGCGCGCCCCTTGTCGGTCATGTTGGCCTTGTAACCCATCTCAGGGAAGGCGCGAAAGAAGGCCAGGATCTGCACGATCTGGCCGCTGCTCATGTTGCCGTACGCATCCTTGCGGGCGCCGGAGCCGGGCACAGCGCGGTACCCTGCCGGCATGGCGCCAACGGCCTGGAGCGCTCGCTCGAATCGCTTCTGCACCCGCTGGCCACCATCGATCTGTGCGCGCAGGAACTTCGCCGCCGGCACCGCCTTCGTAGCCTCATCCTTCAGCATCACCGTAGCCTCCAGCCGATGTGCGGTGGCCGGCTTCACGTAGACGCTGGACAGCGTGTACGGCGTCGGGTTGCGGAACACGTCGCGCATTTCCTTGACCTCGGCCTTCGCTGCAAGTTGAGCGGTGCGTGTAAGCGCCACCCGCGTCGCAAAGTTGACCTGCTTCGCTTTCGCATCCGTCAGAGCGGTCAACGAGGCGATGGCCTCGCGAACATCAACGCCCATTACGATCTCCTTTGCAGGCTATTACAGGCGCAATGGAGAGCCTTGTAATGAAGTAGCCCTTATATTTACTGGTGCTTAACATGGTTAACAGGGTTATCATAGTTTGATCTACGCGCACGAGAGAACTAAACGAAAGGGCAAGTAAATAGGCACTCTGCGAAATAATCGTGCGTGTGCGCGTTACCCATGCAAACCCTGTTAACCCTGTAGAACCCGCATGGAGACTGAGTTTCGAGAGATCATGCTTTGCGATAGCTGCGTAAGACCGTGTTAAATTGAGCGCGATCATCATGCCCCCACCCGGATATCAGCGAGGTCGCGGAACGTCTGGCACTGTTTGCTCAATGTGTCGGTGCTGTCGCTCTCAACATGGAATACCGTCAGCAGCTGCTTTTTGACACCAAGCTGCACCCATTGACGGCTCTTTGCCACGCGCTGGGCGAGCAGCTCGGAGAACTTCGTCAGCGACAGCGATCGGAAGCCGAATCGGTTACAGTAGCGCGAGTAGACGACGTACAGGTCCTCGGACAGGCAGCAGCAGTACGGCGCCGCCAGATCGCCGGCCTTCCACGACAGGTAGAAAGCCTCCCAATCAGGGCGGCCAAAATTGATGACACGCTCTTTCGACGGTGTCATCAGTGGCTTGGTGTGCTCATTAAAGGTGCCCACGTCGTATTCCAGCAGGAATGCGTAGAACGCTTCAATCAGGCCCCGCTCCAGCAGCGCCTTGATCTTCTCCAGCAGCTCCTCGCCAGGGTGCACACGCGCCTCGACGACAAGGAATCGACGATCTTCCGGCTCAATCGGCACGGCCTGGAATTCGTTTGACAGCATCACGCAGTTCAGGTGGTTGGCCTCGGTCCGGTCATCCTTGAACTTTTGCGTGATCGACGCATCCCGGCCGGTGATCATGTGCTTGATCACACCGAAGTGACTGTACTTGTCCTGCCGCGAGAGAATTTCCTCAAACACGACGTACAGTTTCTGTGATCGCCAGGTGGTGAATGTTGCCTCCAGCTGGTGCTGGCCGCCGGTCGCGCCGGCGGCGCCATAGATCGGCTTTATGATGCCTTCGAAGAACAGGCTCTTGCCCGTGCCCTGCTTCTCACCGAAGAAAAGCAGGGCAGTCTGCATCTTGGCGCCAGGGTGCTGTAGCGGATAGGCCAGCCAGCTCAGCACCCAGCGGAACACCTCATCGGCATTCTTTTCGTGCGAACACAGGTTGTACAGCAGCTGTAGCACCAGATCGACGTGCGCATCGTTCTTCTTCGGGATGAGTGGGAAGCCTTGGAACATATTGATATGGGTGTCAAGGTCCACCTTCTGGGTCGGATCGAACACCAGCTTATCGAGATCGACCTCGCGCCGCAGTGGATGCTTCAACCACCGCGATGACAGTTCGATGCCGCGCGCCAGCGTCATCGCGTCGTAGCCGAGAATCGAGCGGTTGTAGGCATCCCACACGGTCTTGGTCCCGTAGAGCAACGTGTAGCGATCGAGCATCATGACGATGTGGTCTTCCCCCGCCCCCCCGTCCTCTACGGCAACGCCGCGTATGGTGCGCGGCAGATCGCGTGGGCTGATAGTGCGCCGCGCGCCGTGAGCTGCCCAGGACTTCGCGGCATCCTTGCCGACCATATCGACGAACGCGGCGCGCTTCATCCGCAGCTTATTCAAGGAATCCCACACGTCGGTGGAACCCTGCACAAGGGCACAATGAGAGAGCGCCCACCCCAGCGTGAAAATACCGCCCATCACTCCCGGCTCATCGCCGGCGGAGGGGGCCGGGGAACCTGATGGGTCTGCTATTGATGCGGTGGATGGCTCGTCACCGCCGCCAGCACCGGCAACACCTTCGCCTGGCGGCGCCAGCGACACAGAGGGTGCGGGAGATTCAGACATCGACTCGGCCGGTGCGGACAGGAGGCGCAGCACTATCGGGGCCAGCTGGGCGCGCACGACATCGATCGCCTCCTCGACATGCAGGTCATTGAAGTCAGTCCACTTGTTCTCGCCACGAGCAGCGAACACCGGATAGACCACCTCGGCGTTACCAACCTCACGCGCGGCCGCACGGGCCGACGCGATACCGGCGTTCTCAAACTTCCAACGCTGCATCCGGCGCCCGCACCGCACGTCCGCCTCAATGAACGGCGTGCTGTTTGCGTCGGCGCGATGCCAGGCGCGAACGGTGACGCGATCATCGCCCTTGGTCAGGCAGGTGTGATCCATACCGTCAATCGTCGGCGGCGTTTCGATGTCGAAATCTTCCAGCAGATCGCGCGCGTATCGTTGGTGGATTTGCCAATCGTCGTCGGCGAAGAACACCAGCACCGCATCAGGGAAGTCAGCGCGCAGCTGGCGCGCAACAGCAGCGAGGTTGCCAGCGCTGAACGCGACCATGATCGGGATAGCCTCATCGGTCGCGATACGCACCGACTGGCCGGATGCATAGCCCTCTGCCACGCCGATCAGGCGTGTGGTGTCGTCGATAGTGCCCAGGAGGCAGGCGGCACCAGTCATCTCGGCGCCGGTGTTGAATTTCTTGCTGCCGTCCGGCGCGATCTTCTGCACGCTGGTCAGCTCCGGCCGCACATCGCGACGATACTTGCGCGCAGGGATCAACAGCATGCCGTCGGCAGTTACCCGCGCAAATGCGCCGTTGATCTGCTTGCGCTTCAGGTAGGCGATGTCATCAGGATTTGCGACGGCCTTCGCCATCGCCCACTGACCGCGCGCACGCCCAGCAGCCGCAGCGGAGATTCGCGCCTTGCGCTCCTGCTCTTGTTTGTCCAGATCAGCCTGACGCCGCTCGAATTCAGCCTTCTCAGCATCGGTGATGCCGGTCCAGTCGAAGGTCACCGACACGGTGCCAGGATCACGCCCGTGCCACTGGCCGAACGAGCCAACGATCTGCTGCTGTCCATTGTCCAGCGTGAGTTCGCGCAAGCGATACCAGGCCTTCTTGCCGCCTTTGCCGAAGCGATGAATTTTGCCATTGCGGATCGGCAGGCCGTCGCCAGGCAACGCCGGCAGGCCGTGACCACGCATTTCCGCTATCAGATCGTCAAGAGTCATGCTGCGACAGTATCCAAATCTTGGGCTACGCTCACGGGCATCTGAAGGAAATGGGCTGACATATTCGTACCTCAGTTATTATCTAGTTTTTAATTCTTAGGAGAGTCGCGTGAGTGACGCACCTCAAGTTCAGGCCATCGCCTTAGTCTGGTATCACGAAAAAAACTACGATCAACTAAAAGCCATGTTTGAAGATGGTGACAATCTGCCGAGGACATTTCTCCAATGGCAAGACAAGGCGGAGCAAGGTCGGAAGAAATTCTCCAGGGAGGGTAAGAAGGTCATCAAGGCCTACATCGATCCGGAAACTTTCCCCAAATGGTGCGCCGCCAATGGACACCGTATCGATGCCGCAGGTCGTACAGCATTCGCCAACGCCGAGGCCTACCGGGTTTTTATGAAAATGTAGCTCGATCTGGCGAACCACCCTGCGGCGAAACTGCTTATTACCGGCACCTTCAAATGGCGGTTTAACGCGACTAACGCGGCGTGAACGCATGCTACTCTCCTTCACTTCTGGACCATGCCCTTAAGGCGTTGAACCATCGACTTCAGCACGGCGGTGGCACGGTAGGCAGCCTCCTCAAAGCGCTGCACCTCATGCGGCTCGACAATCCCGTCGGCCAGCGTCGCGTACAGCTCGGCGCCGACATCGCCATGCGCCGCGACGGACTTCGCCAGCAGCGCGAAGATCGCCATGTCCGCAGCGGTCACGTCGGTCTCGACCTTCACGCACACGTGGCCATGATTCAGCGCCAGCGCATGCAGCACGGCGAAGTTGCCGCTCAGCGCCATCACCAGGTCGGCATCGGCCAGCGTGGGCTTGTTGTGCTCGAAGTTGGGATTGGCTTTGTTGCGCAGCACCGCAGGAACGACGCCCATGCGAGCAGCAAGTGCTTCGCAGCCACCGGGGTAGCTGTGAACCGTGGAATGGAAAGCATCAAGAGCATTCATGCGCGGACCTGTTATAAATATGCAAGGTTTTAAAAATGTTAATGCGATACTTCTGTCGAAGGCGTATCCGGCTTAGAGTCCCGCACAAGACCCGATTCGAAGAAAACATCTGGTCGAGCGAGCTTTAGGAACATCAATCGGGCCTTCGGTATCCCAGACTGCCTCCACTGCGAAACAGCAGGGATGCTGACATCACAAAGGAGCGCCACGGCGGAAGATCCGCCGAGAGCATCAATGACTTCGCCTGGGGTTTGAATGGTATCCATGGCTCAATTTTAAGCGCACTTAAATTTAAGTGCAATGAAAATTTCAACGCACTTAAGCCGATTTGATTTAAGGTAGCTTAATGAACTGGAACGAACGAATAACACAGGCGCGCACCGCAAAGTCTATAAAAAAAGTGGACCTGGCGAGGCAATTAGGCGTATCCCCGGCCACCATTACTCAATGGGAGTCCGGCATTACCAAAGAGATAAAAGGGGCTAACCTCACAAATTTGTGCGCAGCCCTCGGCGTTGATCCCTCCTGGCTGCTAAATGGTGACGGTGATGGCGATTTGGCTCGCGCACTCGTGCCGGGGGCAAAAAGAGTTGTAGTGGCGGACGATGATGCTTCGATTTTTTACCAAATCCCGAAGGTAAAACTGAAGCTCCAGGCAGGAATAACCGGTATCCAAACGGAGCCAGACCCACACGATGGCGGAGTCATGGCCATTCCTCGGAGATGGGCGGACTCAAATTTGTTTAACCCTCATCGCTTGATCGCTGTGCAGGTTAGGGGCGAGAGCATGGAGCCAACTTTTTATGATGGCGACACAGTCATCATCAATCTCGACGACACAAAGCTTGTAGATAATCATGTCTACGCCGTGAATTACGAGGGTGAAGCGGTTTTAAAGCGCATGGTACGCGATGTCGGACAATGGTGGCTTGCATCGGACAACACTGATCAGCGCAAGTATCACCGTAAACAATGTCGCGGCGTCGAGTGTATTGTAGTGGGCCGAGTGGTTCGGCGAGAAGGCACCAATTTCTAGGGGTGAAATCTTGAATCGTCTCCTACTTGCGTTGCTGCTTGTATTCCCGGCATTCGCTGCCGCAGACCCCACGCGCATCTTAGGAGTACCGTTTGGCGACAAGCTTCCGTATTCGCCGGCTGTCTGCCCCTTCAACACAGAAAACGCGAGGAGGATATGCTGGGTGGGGCAGCCATTCCGTCATAGCGATGGCTCGCACAACGGGCACATCCACCTCCCAGATCCCGACTCACGGCCAGCGTGGGCTTCCTATGCGGGTTTCGAGCTTTCCATGCAGCGCGACCGGACAATCACTCAGCTCAAAGTTAACACTGACGGTATCCAGCGCTCCGACATCTATGTATCAATTTCCACTCGCTTTGGCATCCCCAGCAGCCAAAGCGAACGAAGTGCAAATTGGTCTCATAAGGATGTGAACATCAAGATGCTCTGCGCATCGAAAACCAAGTGCTGGACGACTTTTACTACGCCGCCGAACGAGCAAGATATCAAACTTGCGGCCGAACGGAAAGCCCGAGAGAAGGCTCGCCCTATAACGCCGTAATACAAAATATTTAAGCGCGCTAAAATTTTTCTTGCTTCTGTTTTTAAGTGCGCTTAATATACCTCCATCGATTCACCAACCGATGGAGAACACAATGTCGCACGCCGACCAAGCCGCAACCGCTGCACCAGCCGCATCCCCTTCCCTGAAAACCATCCCTGCCACCATTGGCGCTCCGTTTGAGGGCGGCATCTACGCCGGCATCGCACGCGGCCAGAACGGCCAGCCCGACGAACACCTGATCCTGCTGCCTGGCGATGAAAAGCTGAACTGGGACGCCGCCGTCGCTTTCGCCGCTGCCGCTGGTGGTCGTCTGCCGACCCGCCGCGAGCAGAGCCTGCTGTTCGCAAACCTCAAAGAAGAATTCAAAGAAGCCTGGTACTGGTCCGGCGAGCAGCACGAGGTCGACACCGACTATGCCTGGTATCAGTACTTCTACGACGGCAGCCAGGACACCCTCCGCAAGTCGGTTGCCGGCCGCGCGCGTGCAGTCCGCAGCATCGCAATTTAAGCATTCGACTATTCAATAATTCAGCCGACACGGAGCGCCGAGCTATGGCCACCAACGATGTCTCTCCAGGGCGCGAAGCCGCGCTTAAAGCCTTGACGTGGGAAGACCTGTTCGAGGCAACCACGGCGCTCTCATTGCAGATTGAGACGCTCACGAAATACGTGCGCGACAACGTGAACGCCACGTATTACCAGCAGCGCCTCGAAGCGGCGCAGCGCGCCCATGACCGGCTCGTCGTCGCCCGAGTGGCCCCATGACCGCCTACACCGTGACGGTGCGCCGCACCGGTTTCCCGCCCATCCACTCGTTCGCTATCGGCACCAGCAGCGCCGCCGTGGGCGAACTCATCGCCGCACGCTACAGCGATACCGCAGCGCCGGCAATCACCATCCACCCTCTGAACCGGAGCCGCAAATGAAGATGAATGACCTGATCCAGCCGCTGAACCGCATCGAGATCGCCGACATGATCGCCACCGCATTCCCGCCATCGCGCCCTGCGCGTAGCCAGGCGTACCGCGTGGGCGTCGAGAAGGCGCTGGAGACCGCCAGCGCGGGCCTGCGTCTGAACGATCTGTATGAGACGGGCACCGTAGCCTTCGACGCCTTCCACGCCGGCGTGGCCGAGGGTCGCGCCATCTGGGCGCGTCATATCGCCGCAAAAGCCGCCCTCCCCCGTCGTTTACTGGCGCCGGCAAACGCCTCCGACCTACTCGCGGCGGAGTTGATTCAGGCCGGCCAGATCATCACCGTGATGCTGAACCACATGACCGCCGTGCAACTGGGCGACGTGCGCCTCCAGCTGGAGAAGCAAGGCGTGGTCACCAGCGCAGGTTATGCAAGCCGCGCACCAGAGCGACAGGCGGCCTTGGTCGCCGCCGGGTTCGCCGAAGCCTGATTACCCCACCACCAGGAGCAACACCATGGCAAAAGCCAAAAAGAAATCGTCGGAGGCAGCTGTGTTTATCTACGGCCCGCGCGGCGTCGGCAAGACGAAGAACGCCGAGGCGCTGATGGCGCACTACGGCAAGTCGCAGGCGCTGGATTACGACCACGACACCAAGCCGATCCCGCAGGACGCAATCATCTTCCTGTTGGAGCCCAATCCTAACTTCCCGCGCGCGATCAAGTTTGAGGACGCGATGCGCGAAGCCGGCTTGGTCGAGTAGACCATGCAAACGCCAGCGCCAGATCAAGCCGCACTTGAAGTCGCAAATCGCGGCTTGAGAACGGGTCTGGCGCTGGAGCAAGTGCTGGCACACCCTGCACTTCGAATCATTCTTGAAAACCGCGCGCGGTATCACATGCAGCGCCGCGCACGCACCGATGTAAAGAAGCTGCAAGCCAACGACAACGACTGAAAGGAAGCGACATGTCCACCGCCCTGCCTCAATTCCAACTTAACGCCCCGGCGCTGCTCACGGCCGGCCAGATCCTCGACCAGCAGTGCCACGGCGCCGCCGTCCATAGCGGCTGGTGGAACGATCCCGCCACCGGCCGCCGCATCGAGCGCAACGCTGGCGAAATGCTGATGCTGATCGTTTCCGAGATCGCCGAAGGCATGGAGGGCGAACGCAAGGACTTGATGGACGACAAGCTGCCGAATCGGAAGATGCTCGAAGTCGAACTGGCGGACGCCGTGATTCGCATCTTCGACCTAGCCGGCAGCCGTGGCTTCGACCTCGGCGCTGCAATCTCCGAGAAGCTGGCTTTCAATCTGCAGCGCCCCGACCACAAGCCGGCAGCACGCCTGGCTGCTGGCGGCAAGAAATTCTGATCACCCAAGCATGCGCGCAGTGATCGAACCCGGCGCCACCGTCAGCTTCCATAGTGACGCCGGCTTACAAATCGGCACGGTGGATCACATCGTGACCGACATCAGCAACGGCGCCAAGGTAGCCACTGTCAGCACCATCGACGGCGGCACCGTGGCGCTGCCCATCAACCATCTGCGCCAAGAGGAAAACCAATGACGCAAAAAGCATTCGCACTGGTCCTGCAAGACCTTCGCGACGGCCGCACGCACAGCGAGTTGACCGTCGGCATGAAGGAACTGCTGGCCGCCGTGCGCGACACCGGCAAGGCCGGCACCATCACCCTCGAACTGAAGGTGAAGCCCACCGCGCGCGGCAACGAGGTCAGCAAGGTCGTCATCACCGACAAGGTGACGATCAAGGCACCGAAGCCGGAACGCGGCGACGACTATTTCTTCGTCACCGACGATGACAACCTGTCACGCAACCATCCCCGCCAACACACCCTGGACCTCCGCGAAGCAGGTAGCGGCAAGCCAGTTGAACTGAAGGAAGCAATGCAATGATCGACCAAAATCAACCAGGCGCTACCGAAGGCACCGCTGTGACAACCATCCCGGCAGAGCACGCCCATTTCGACGCCAGCACGCTGAGCAAGATGCTGGCAATGGCGGCGGCTTCGAATGCCGTCATCGCGGTGGACGGCATCACCCACCTGCTGGTCCCTGACGGCTACAAAAACGTCGATCTGACCGCAGCGATCGATGCCGCTCGCCTTTCGCCAGCGCGCAAGAAAGGCACCGTGTACCTGTCGGATCAGGACAGTTTCCTGACCTACGTGAAGGAGCAAGGCAGTCCGGCAACGACGCGCATCTTCGCCGACGTCGACACGCGCACGCTGACCGCGATTTTCAACGACCACGGCAACGTCGGTGCCGGCGACGGCGCCGGCTGGCGCGACCACCGTGCCGTGTTCACGGCAGCACTGAGCAAGGAATACGAGACCTGGGCAGCGAATGACGGCAAGGCTATGGATCAAGAGGCGTTCGCGATTCATCTGGAAGACAATATCGCCGACGTGGTCGAGCCGTCCGGAGACAAGCTTCTGCTGGTGGCGCTGTCGCTGCAGGCAAAGAACGAAGTCAACTTCAATTCGGCGCGCCGGCTGGACAATGGCCAGGTGCAACTGGAGTACACCGAAAACTTGACCACCAGCGCTGGCGGCGCGGCCGCAATGGAAGTGCCGCGAACCTTCGCCATCGGCGCACGCTTATTCAAGGGTGGCGAGGGCTACCGCATCAACGCGCGCCTGAAGCTGCGCGTGGGCGGCGGCAAGGTCAAGTTCTGGTACGAACTGGACCGCCCTCACCTCGCGCTGGAGGAAGCCTTCAAGGGCTACGTCCAGCAGGTGCGTGGCGCCGGCAGCTACACCGTCCTGCACGGCAAGGCGTAAGCATGCGCCGCCGGCTCCCAAAGGGCAACGTGCCCATGGTCACCGAGACGCACCGGCGCCTGGCGCTGGAGCTACGCCTCGCGGCGGAGGCGCTGATCGGCGCGCCGTCGCCGGTGACCTACAACACGTTGTCCAAGATGCTGGCGGCGCTGAACCGCGCGGGCCTGGTCGCCCCCGCACTGGACCGCGCCACCGACACGCTGAACGCCGTGGTCGACCGCTTTGAACGCATTGGCAAGGTCGGCCTGAAAGATACCGAAGCCGCAGCGCTGCGCCAGGCCGTGGCCGGCATCGACGGCGCTATGGTGCGCATCCCCGTCAACAAATTTTCCGAGGCCGTCGCGGCCGTTGAAGTGTTCTGCGACGCCATCGGCGCAAAGTCATCGGAAGACATCACGTGAAACGCGATAATTTTACTGTTCCGCTCGATTTCGGCCATGAGCTGGTCATCGACAATTTCGCTGGCGGCGGCGGCGCCAGCACCGCACTACGCATCGCGCTGGGCCGGGAACCCGATATCGCGATCAACCACGACGGCGAAGCGCTGTGTATGCACGAAGCGAATCACCCCGGCACCAAGCACTATACCGAGGACGTGTTTCTTCCGGACCCAATCAAGATAACTAGGAACCAGCCTGTAGGCAGTGTCTGGTTCTCCCCTACGTGCACCCATTTTTCGCGCGCAAAGGGCGACAACATACTCGACCAGAAAACGCGCGGCCTAGCCTGGGTTGTGCCGAAATGGGGCGTGTACATGGCGCCACGGCTGATGTACTTGGAAAACGTCGAGGAATTCCTCGGATGGGGTCCTCTGGATTCCAAAGGCAAGCCTATCAAGGAATTCAAGGGCCGCACGTTCGAAGCTTTCATCGCGGTGCTCACGAATGGCATCGCCCCCGACCACCCGGACGTGCCAGAAATTAAGTCCGTACTGGGCGACGATTTTCCCATGGAGCGCCTGTATACTGGGCTGGGCTACGCGGTCGAGTGGCGAATCATCTCAGCGCGCGACTTCGGCGCTGCTACGCGCCGTGTTCGACTGTACATGGTCATGCGCCGTGATGGACTTCCAATTCGCTGGCCAACCCCGACGCACGGTGCGCCGGACTCGCCGGCCGTGCAGGCTGGCAAAGTGCTGCCGTTCAAAACGACCGCTGACTTCATCCGCTGGGACGTGCCTACACGCTCGATCTTCGGCCGCAAAAAGCCGCTGGTTGTACCGACCTTGCGCCGGCTTGGCCGAGGATTCGAACGCTACGTCAAGGATGCTGCCAACCCGTTCATCGTCAACGACCGGTTAGCTGCGGCCATCGTGCAAATGGGCTATGGCGAGGCGCCAGGACAGAAGCCGCGCGTTCAGGACATCCGCGCGCCACTGGGTACCGTCGTCGCCGGCGGCGGCAAGCATGCGCTGATGGCCGCCCACATCACCAAGTTCAACTCCGGCAGCGTAGGCCATGGAATGGACGAACCCCTCGCCACCATCACCAGTGGCGGCAACTGCTCGCGCCCAGCTGGCGCTGCACATGGCATTGGCCTGGTGACTGCGTCCTTGGTCCAATACTACAGCGGAGGCAGCCAAAATGCGGGCCTCGACGAGCCGCTACCAGCGATCGTTACCAAAGACCGCATCGGGCTTGCCACGGCGACTCTGTCGCGACCGAAGGACGAGAGCCAGCAAGCCGCCTTCGTCACGGGCATCGACCACCAATCGAATAAAAACGCCGTATGGGGCGTCGATGAGCCTCTGTCGGCTATCACCTGCGAAAACCGTCACGCGGTCGTGGTGAGCAACCTGGTGAAACTGCGGGGCACGAGCAACGCAGCCGCCGCCAACGAACCTCTGGGTACGATCAGTGCGGGTGGCCTGCACCATGGCGAAGTACGTACAGAGCTGGTGCCGCCCGCCGCCGCCGAGGACGCCGCATACCTGGCGCGCCGGCAAGAAATTCGCGAATTCCTCTGGGCCTATTGCCCAAGCCTAGCAGGGGTAGAACGCCCTGAATTGATCACTATCCACGGCGTGGTCTGGGAAGTAAGCGACATAGGACTACGGATGCTCATTCCGGCCGAATTGGCCGGCTGCCAAGGCTTGCCGCCGGACTATGTCCTTGATCCGGAGTACACCTATACCAATGCGCGCGGCAAGATCGTCACGAAGCGGCTACCGCAGCACGCTCAGGTGCGCATGATCGGCAACAGCGTCTCACCACCGCCGGCGGCAGCGATCATCAGGGCCAACTCCGCCCATGAACTGCCATTCGCGAGGGCCGCATGAACGTTAAAAAAGCCCCACCAAAATACGAGCCGCCGACCGGTACCGAGCTGTTCGTGAGCGTCGCGATATTCGTCTGCTTGGTGCTTTGGAACTGGTGGCCAGCATGAGCAACACCGTCCATCACCGCGACGACGCAGATAAACACGATCTGCGCATCCACCGCGCCAAGCAGCTCTGCCGCCAGGTACTGCACGACGGCGTCAAAAAATTCATTGCCGGCTTTTGCTGGCACGATGGCGACGACGAAATGGTCGTTTATCTGAAGGGGAGCGCCAAGCCGGTGCGCCCATGCGAAATAACCATACCGGAGCATTCCAATGACTGAGCAACAAAAGCCCCAAACCTCTCTCAACGAGACGGATAAAGAAATGATCAAGGTGCTACGCGTGTGCGGCTTCCACGTTCGCACGAACGCTCTGCTGGATCACCAGCGCCCGCAGATATTCGGCCCGCTCGACGCGGCGATCACCCTGTTCAAGCTGACGGTCGCTGGCGCCGACGTGGGCGGCGCTGACGCGGTCGGCTTCGCCCCATATCTCAAGGACGGCGAAACGCCGCTTCAACGGCTGCAACGCGAGATCGCGGACAGCGAGACGCTCGCGTCGATGCTGGCGGAGGAACGCGCCAAGGTGGCAACGATACAAGTAGACTCAGCGGCGGCCAGGCGTTACGGCTACAGAAGCATTGCCGCCAATGCTGGCAATCACTGCACATGCTGCAACGGTAACGACGGTGACGCGCCGTGCGCCTACCCCAGCGAGGGCAGGCCAGGATGCCTGCGCGATATTCGACGCGGTGCTGCGGAGGCAGGCAATCATAATAGCCAGAACCCTAATTGCTCCTGTCCAAGCGGTAACGGCAGCCTGCGCTGGCCCTGCCCTATTCACCCGCCGGAACGGGTCCGACAGCCTGCTGTGGGCGCAGGCGATCAACGCGCCGAATTTGAAGCAGCAGCGCGCCGCCAGGGCTACAACTTGACCCGCGAAGCCAACGACCACGACGACTACGCCTTCCACGCCGCACGCGGCGCATGGTGGGCGTGGCAAACCGCGCCGAAAGGCGATGCGTGATGGCAAAGCAGAAAATCTACGTGCTGCGCGGCGCGCTGGAGGGCAAGCAGTATTACCTTGACTACGTTTCCACCGATGGCTGCAGCGTCACCTTCCACCGCAACATCAAGCGCGCCTTGACGTTCACTGCGGAACAGCGGGAACACCTTATTGCGCAGCACGGCCACATTCGTGGGCGCTGGGTTTTGCTTGCCCGCGAGCAGGCCCGACGAACTGCCCAGGAGGCAGGCTAATGGTTCGGTTCGCCACCCCACCAGCGCCGCAGCCAATGCCCGCCGTCGCCCGCGCTCTTATTCCGTTGAAGGATGCCAGTACCGCAATACAGCGCGGTCTGGAAGCCTGGAATTCCTCGCAGCTGCAGGACGCCATCCGCAGCGCAGAATTTTTCATTGCCAAGGCAAAGCTTGCCTTGGACGACAAACCGACTGCCGAACAGGCAGATAAGATTTAGAAGGAAATGCGATGAGCAATCACGAACCCACGACAAGTTTAGCAGTCGTCCAAAACAAGACTGCCCCTGACGACCGCATCATCTATCGTCAGGACCTGTATAAAATGCTGGGCATTACGTCGGAAACGCTGCGACGCTATCTGCGCGACAAGAAGATCCCACCCGCCGACATCGCCATCACGCAACGCACCGTCGGCTGGCGACTGTCGACGCTGCACGCCGCTGGCATCAACCTGCTTTGAATAGCCATTCTGCGAAGTCCTGAAGCATCACCCGGCGCTGCTTCAGGTACTCCGCCGAGTTGTATGTGCCGCGCACGTCGTCTTTCTCGGTGTGTGCCAGCTGCATCTCAACGTGATCCGCATTGTACTCATTCTCGTTCGCCCAGGTCGAACCGACCTTGCGCCACCCGTGCCCCGTCATCTTGCCCTTGAAGCCGATCCGATGAATCAAGTAGAGGATCGCGTTTTCGCTCATCGGCCGGCTACCGGTCCGATCGTTGGGGAACACATACTTACTGCCGCGCGACCGCGTTTTCATTTCCTCCAGTAGCTCCAGCGCCTGCGACGACAGCGGAACTAGATGCTCACGCCCCACCTTCATACGTTTGCCCGGAATTCGCCAGACATCGCCCTCAATCTCTTCCCAGGTCATACGCCGCAGCTCGTCGGTCCGGGTCCACGTCAACGCCAGTAGCTTACAGGCCAGCACCGACTGGATGTCCTCCTCAAGCGCCAGGCGTTCCAGGAACGGATGCACGTCGGCCAGCGGCAGGTGTGCGAAGCCCACGCGCTTTTTACGTGAGAACGCGACCTTTGAGTTGATGCTTGAAGCCGGATTGCTGTCACAGTGGCCGTGCTGGACTGCCCACTCCAGCACCTGGCTTGCCCACATCCGGACCCGGCGGACATAAACAGTCAGGCCGGCCGCATCCATCGGCCGTAACGCGTCCATCAGCATATCCTTCGTGATGTCGCGCACCAGAACTTTGCCCAAGGTGGGAGCCAGGTACATTTCGTGAGCGCGCCGCGCATTCGTCTTGTAGCCATCGGTCAGATCCGCCCGCCCATCCCAATAGCTGGCGGTTGCCGCGTCCAGCGATACCGATGGCTTGCCCTTGGCCGTGATTTTGAGATCCTGGCCATCGATGAGCTTTAGGCGCAGCGCATCGCGGCGCTCCCGCGCATCCTTGAGACTGATCAGGGGATATGGGCCGATCACGGCCGTTTGCTGCTTGCCGGCGGAATTGCGGTACGCCATCCGCCAAACCTTGTTCCCACTCGGCAGCACGGCCAGCATCAGGCCGTGCCCATCGAACAGCTTACGCAGTTTGCCGTCATTGGACGTGGCCTTGCGGCAGTCGGCATCGGTGAGGGTGTTGATGGCCAT